CCATAATTATTTTGGCCTGGGGGGTCTGGTCAGACGATCCGGCGGCTATGGAGAAGATAAATATCTTCTTCGAGCATTTTGCGGCACTTCCAAAATGGTTTACTTCACTCTGGATACTTGTATGTGCGTCAATTTTTGGTATAAAGGGAACACAGATTTTTAGAAATGGTAAAAATAAAAAATAGGAGAAAACTATGAGAAATGACAAGGGAAATAAACCTAGAAAAAAACTTGCTGGTGGCAAAAGAGTTGGCAAGCAATTTGGCGGTGGATTACCTATTCAACCAACTGTAGGTGCTAATCAAATGGGTGTAGCTCAACCAACTGTAGGTGCTAATCCAATGGGTGTAGGTGCTAATCAAATGGGTGTAGCTGATCCAAGACGAAGATTGGGTATGAAGCACGGTAGTAAAAGACCTAAAGGTGGTTGGAAATCTTAATAATGCCTTTCAAATCAGAGGAACAAAGACGTTATCTCTGGATGAAACATCCTAAGATTGCTAAAGATTGGACTGAAACCTATGGGAGTAAGCCAGTAGGAAAGAAAAAGAAGAAAAAAAAGAAGAAAAAATAATGGAAAATGAATTTATAGTTATACAGAAGTTACAGCGAGCTATAAGACAAAGGCTCACAGCATTGTCTTTAAATGTTACATCTGGATCGGTTGACAACTTCGATAAATACAAGTATATTACTGGACAAATAGCAGCATTTGAAGCTGTATTACAGGAAATCTCTAACCTGCTAAAACTGAAGGAGCAAGAGAACGATGACGGAAAAGTTGTTAGAATCGACAAAGACAGACCTACCACAAATTAAATTAGCTTTAGAATCTGATTTAAAAAAAGCGGCGCAAGAAGCAGAAGCTAAACGCAATGTACCTCCGCAAGATGCCCAACTTCCTAATCCTACGGGATGGAGAATTATGGTTCTACCATTTAAAACTAAAGGTGGAATTTTCTTGGCAGAAAAATCATTAGAACGTCAACAAATTGGAACGGTTTGTGGTCTAGTTTTAAAAATAGGCCCTGGAGCATATAGAGATAAAAAAAGATATCCAGAAGGACCGTGGTGCAAGAAAGGCGAATGGGTGATCTTTGCGCGTTATGCAGGATCACGTTTTAGAATAGAGGGTGGTGAAATAAGAATCTTGAATGAAGATGAGATTCTTGCAACAATTCAAGATCCAGAAATGATCTTGCATGAATATTAAACATAGATAAGGAGAACTATGCCAGAAGAAGAAAAAGTAAAACCAAGCGAAAAGCTAGTTGATATAGACACAACTGGTGAAGATGTTAATATTGACATTAAGGAGGAAAAGAAAGATGAAGAAAATATTGAAATCGATACTGAGTCCACTGACACACCTGAGAAATCTGACGAGCCTGTGGATGTTCGAGATAGCAAGGACGATAAAGAACCAAGTGAAACGAAACCAGAAGGACAAGACGAAAAATTAGAAGAATACAGTGAGGGAGTTAAGAGAAGAATTTCTAAACTAACAAGAAAGTGGAGAGAGGCAGAACGACAGAAAGATGCTGCATTAGAGTACGCTCAAGGCGTAGAATCAAAAAGAAAGAATTGGGAATCTAAATATAAACATTTAGATTCAGCTTATCTTAAAGACTCCGAAACAAGAGTTAAAAGTCAATTGGACGCTGTTAAAGCGAAATTGGCTGCGGCTATTGAAGGAGGAGAGACAGCTAAACAAGTGGAAGCTCAAACTGAATTGAGCACACTAACCAATGATGCAAACAAGATTGCTTCTGAAAAATCTCGAAGAGAAACTTATGAGAGGGAAACTCCTCACGCTCCTCAATACAGAGAAGGAATGGCACAACCAACGCCTCAATCCTTACCTCAAGTAGACGAGAAAGCTGAAACATGGGCAGATAAAAATAAGTGGTTTGGTAAAGATAAACCAATGACTTACACTGCTTTTGAGCATCATAAGGATCTAGTTGAGACTGAAGGAATGGATCCAACATCTGACGAATATTATGCGGAAATTAATAAGAGAATGAAACTTGACTTCCCCCATAAATTTGATACAAATGAGAAAACGACCAAGACCGTTCAGACGGTTGCTTCCGTAAAACGAGGTGTGAAACCTGGTCGCAAAACTGTGAAACTCACTTCTTCACAGGTGCAAATTGCAAAAAAATTAGGAGTGCCACTAGAAGAGTATGCGAAACAACTATTAAACACGATGGAAGGAGCATAATATGGAAACAGATAATAAAAAAACTTCTCGTGCGGGTTCAACACGGTCTGAAACTGAAAGACCAAAGGTGTGGAATCCCCCATCTTCCTTAGATGCGCCAAAAGCGCCTGACGGCTTTAGGCACAGATGGATAAGAGCTGAAGTCATGGGTTTTGATGATACGAAAAATATCTCAGGTAAACTCAGATCTGGATATGAATTAGTGAGAGCTGATGAATATCCTAACACTCATTATCCAGTGCAAAAAGAAGGCAAGTACGCTGGCGTCATTGGAGTAGGTGGCCTTGTGCTAGCAAGGATACCCGAAGAAATCGCTAAATCTCGTGAAGAGTATTTTGCCAAAATGACACGAGAGGCTGACGAGGCATTAAGACACGATTTAAATAGGGAACAGCATCCAAGTATGCCGATCAATCAAGATAGGCAGACTCGCGTAACCTTTGGTGGTACAAAGAAAGAGTAATCTTACTTTTTCTCGGGATAACAACCAATTCCCTATCATCGAATTTAAATTAACCGTGGATAGTTAACGCTATTCACACAAGGAGTAATAATATGGCTAACATAGACGCATCGTTCGGTTTTAGACAAGTAGGCGGATTAGGTAGCAGACCAACTTCTGAAGGTACTTCACAGTATAAAATAAGCAATGGCCAAACCGGCGCTATTTATGCTGGTGACGTAGTTGCAATGGGAGCAGTAGGCTCCGACCAAGCTGGTGGCGCAATCGCCGCTGGTTATGTCGGTTCTTCTGAAACTGATACAGCACGTAACGTAGGTGTCTTCAATGGTTGTCTTTACCAAGACCCAACTACTAACAAACCAACGTTTCAAAACTATTGGCCGGGTGACATAAGTGTCACTACGGGCGATATTGATGCCTTTGTTTACGACAATCCTGATGACTTATTTGAAGTCCAAACTACTGGAACACTTACGCAAGCAATTGCTGGCAGAGGTGTTGACATGGTTTATACAGCAGGGACAGCCGTGACAAATGGTAGATCCAAAGAGGAAATCACTGGTGCAGCTGTTGCAGGCGGAATGTTTGCAGCACTGAGACTTAGTGAAGATCCTTCTAATAGCGACGTCAGCACAGCGAACTCTAACTGGATAGTTAAGTTCAATTTACACATATATTACAACTACGATATACAATAAGGAGTATAGACTATGGCAATATCACGACAGCAGCTCATTAAAGAGCTTGAGCCCGGCCTAAATGCTTTATTTGGGTTGGAATATAAACAGTACGCAGACGAAACCAAAGATATCTTTACTACTGAATCATCTGACAGAGCTTTCGAAGAGGAAGTTATGTTATCAGGATTCGGTGACGCAGCAGTTAAACCTGAAGGTCAAGGTGTAAGCTTTGATACAGCTCAGGAAACTTATACTGCTAGGTATACGATGGAAACAATCGCGCTTGCTTTTGCAATCACAGAAGAAGCTATCGAAGATAATCTCTACGATAGATTAGCTTCTAGATACACAAAAGCTTTAGCAAGATCTATGGCGAGTACTAAGAATACGAAAGGCGCAAACATACTAGCAAATGCGTTCACATCCGGAACTTTCGGAGATGGACAATTTTTGTGTGTAAGTACGCACCCTACGTTATCTGGTAATCAAAGTAACTTGTTAACAACGGCAGCTGACTTAAACGAAACTTCTTTAGAAGCGATGCTAATTCAAATAGCTCAAACTAAAGATGAAAGAGGTTTAAAAGTTGCAGCGAAAGCTAGAAGATTAATTCTTCCAGTTAACCTGCAGTTTGTTGCAGAACGATTGATGAAATCTCAAGGTAGAGTTGGTACAGCGGATAATGACATTAATGCAATTAAACACATGGGAGCAGTCCCAGAAGGTTATTTCATTAACCATTATTTATCTGATACTGATGCTTGGTTCACTATCACTGACGTGCCTAACGGAATGAAACATTTCGATAGAGCACCATTGAAAACTTCAATGGAAGGTGATTTTGATACTGGTAACGTAAGATACAAAGCTCGAGAAAGATACGCTTTTGGCGCATCTGACTGGAGAGGTATCTTCGGTACACCTGGAGCGTAATCTAAACATTAAATGTGGCGGAACATTGTTTCGCCACATTTAGCAAATAGAAAGAAAAAATGAAAAAATTCCTCATAAATATCTGGGCATACGATTATCATGCTAAATTTGAAATTTTAGCGGAAGATGATGCCCTTTCCATTGAAAAATCAATCCTTGACAAGCTAGGAGAAAAGAGTATAAAATGGGAATCAACGGGAATGTTTAAAGATACCCGAAGAATAACCTATGAGGAGGTTATAAATGACACAAGACCTATACACTACAAAG